CCAGTATGGATGCGCTTAAGGCAGCTCTCGACGTATGAAATACGACATTCAGTTTACCAATCAGTTTAAAAAGGATTTGAAGCTTGCCAAAAAGCAAAATAAAGATCTTGATAAGCTGTTTGAGGTAATCGATATTCTGGCGAATGGCGGTACGCTGGATGCAAAATACAGGGATCATGACCTTACAGGAAACTACAAAGGTACGCGTGAGCGTCACATTGAACCGGACTGGCTGCTTATTTATGAGATTTGTGGAGATGTTCTTGTTTTGATGCTTTATCGCCTTAGTTCACATTCTGAGCTGTTTAAGAAATAATCCCAAAATCGGAAGTTAACAAAGGAGTACGAATAAATGAAAAAAGCAGCTATTTCTTCCATTATTGCTATTATCTTGGGATACCTTGGCACAGTATTTGGAGCCGAAATAATGAATTGGCCTCAGCTCGGTCCAATTCTTTCAATTGTTGTAATGGGGGCTGCAATCATTACCTCTTTGGAAAATGACAAATAATTGCATGGCAGCTTCCAATTTGTAAATCTCAATAGAATAGCAGTTTATTAGCATCGGTCGGAGAAATCTGATCGGTGCTTTCTTTATGCTCGGCAGAAATGCCGGGCAATTTTTATGCCCATTTTGCAGGGAGGAGGTGCGTTATGGCGGGAAGTAGAATTAAGGGTATCACGGTCGAGATCGGTGGCAATACTACCAAGCTTCAGAGTGACTTAAAGGGTGTCAATTCAGAAATCAAGAATACGCAGAGTCAGCTCAAGGATGTCGAGAAGCTCCTGAAACTGGATCCAGGCAATACCGAGCTACTTGCCCAGAAGCAGAACTGTCCTCTCTTTATCATCGACAAGATAATACACAATAAAGTTGTCTACCGGAAGCTGATGCATTTTCATCGAATGCCAAGGCTCCCATTCAACTAACGTATAACGAGCTGGCATAAAATCCAATGAACGAACTTCCTTTCGTATGCGCCCCAGCTGAGCTGCGGCTGTCTTCGGAACAAGAAGTTCATTCGCAATATACGAATAGATTTCACGTAAATCACCAAGTGCATCTACAGAATAGACGACATTGTAGCTATCCGTCATATGCCAAACTCCTTTACAAGTACCGCGTCGACTTCATCTGCAGAATATACCTTTCCTTCTTTGATGGAATCAACACCCTTCTGGAGTTCTGCATCAAGTTCTTCTCTGGTCATTGCACCAACAGCTAATGGCTTAGAAGAAGGAAGTTTCAATTCAAACGGCATACCTTTTTTCAGTACGATCTGGCTATAAAGCATCTGAATTGCACTGGATGGAGAAATGCCAAGCTGAGAAAGAATACTCTCAGCATTGTCCTTGAGATTCGTATCTATTCTTGCATAAACAGCGGATGTATTTGCCATAGTATCGCCTCCTTTTTCTTTATTATATTTGCTTTTGCTTGCAATTGCAAGCATTTGCACAATTATTTTGTGACGTAACTTTGAATTTTATACGCCTCTTAAGGCAGAAAGGAATATTTATGGGATTTTTATCGGGGCTATTTCATTCCAGAGACAAGCCCACCAACAGTACCAATGGCAGCGCTTATCGTTTTCTCTTTGGTGGAAGCAACTCTGGCAAAGCCGTCAACGAACGAAGTGCCATGCAGATGACTGCAGTCTACGCCTGTGTCAGAATTCTTTCGGAGTCCATTGCAGGACTGCCGGTCCATGTTTATAAGTATACCGACTCCGGTAGTAAAGAAAAGGCAATCAAGCATCCTCTGTATCGACTGATTCACGATGAGCCAAATCCGGAAATGACATCCTTTGTCTTCCGAGAGACCTTAATGACGCATCTTCTCCTTTATGGAAATGCTTATGCGCAAATTATACGAAATGGCAAAGGTGAAGTCATCGCTCTCTATCCGCTGATGGCTAATCGAATGAGTGTGGATCGTGACGATAAAGGTCACCTCTACTATCAATATCAAATGCAGGATTCAGATGCACCTACCATGAAAAATGGAACAGTCATCCTGAAACCGTCGGATGTGCTCCATGTTCCGGGCCTCGGCTTTGATGGCCTGGTCGGTTACTCTCCCATCGCTATGGCCAAGAACGCTATCGGACTTGCTATCGCCACAGAAGAATACGGTGCTAAGTTCTTTGCAAACGGTGCCACACCGGGAGGTATTTTGGAATATCCCGGTACCGTAAAAAATCCAGAAGCTGTCAGAGAAAGCTGGACAAAAGGCTTCTCTGGGAACAATTCTCATAAGGTAGCTGTTTTGGAAGAAGGCATGAAATACACGCCTATTTCCATTTCCCCAAATGAAGCACAGTTTCTGGAAACAAGAAAATTTCAGATTGATGAAATAGCTCGAATCTTTAGAGTACCGCCTCACATGGTCGGTGATCTTGAGAAGTCAAGCTTTTCTAATATTGAGCAGCAATCTCTCGAATTTGTGAAGTACACCTTGGAGCCCTGGATTGTCCGTTGGGAGCAATCCATTAACCGAGCCCTTCTATCTGAATCAGAGAAAGCTGCTTATTTTGTAAAGTTCAATGTTGATGGCCTCTTACGTGGTGATTACCAAAGTCGTATGAACGGTTACGCTACTGCAAGGCAGAATGGCTGGATGTCCGCAAATGATATCCGTGAACTTGAAAATCTAGACCTCATCCCACCGGAACTTGGTGGTGACTTATATCTCATCAATGGAAACATGACCAAGCTGGAGGATGCAGGAATATTCGCAGCAACTACAGCTGCCGGAAAGGAGGACGAGAACGATGAAGAAGTTCTGGAAGTGGAAAAATCAGACGATGACCAATCAGGAGACGCAGGAGCAGACACTAGAGAGGACACTATTTCTAAACGGCACCATCGCAGAGGAAAGCTGGTTTGACGACGATATCACACCTAAACTCTTTCGAGATGAGCTGTTTGCTGGAAACGGAGACATCACCATTTGGATTAACTCTCCGGGAGGCGACTGTGTGGCCGCAGCCCAAATTTACAACATGATGATGGAATATCCCGGCAATGTCACTGTGAAGATTGATGGCATCGCAGCCTCTGCAGCATCTGTCATCGCTATGGCTGGCACAAAGGTGCTGGTATCTCCAGTATCCATGCTAATGATTCATAACCCAATGACTGCAGCTATGGGAGATACCTCTGAGATGCAGAAGGCAATCGCCATGCTAGATGAAGTCAAGGAATCCATCATCAATGCCTACGAAATCAAAACGGGTATGAGCCGTGCTAAGCTATCCCATCTCATGGATGCAGAGACTTGGATGGATGCACATACAGCCATCGATATGGGTTTTGCCGATGAAATCCTGACAAGACCTGCAGAGATACCTGTAGAAAACAATATCGCTGGCCCTATGCTCTTCTCTCGTGCATCTGTGACCAACTCTCTTATGGATAAACTGGCTGCCAAATGCCACATCAAGAAACCAGAAATACCAGAACGCTCCGTAGATTCTCTCATGGAGCGTCTTGACCTAATCAAACAACACATTTAATGGAGGTATTCAATTATGACTATTTTAGAACTGCGTGAAAAGCGCAATACTGCATGGAATGCTGCAAAAGCATTTCTTGATTCTCATCGTACCGAAAAAGGTACTCTCACTGCAGAGGACGATGCGACTTATTCCAGAATGGAACAGGAAATCGCAGATCTCGGCAAGGAAATCGCTCGTCTGGAGAGGCAGGAAGCATTGGATGCTGAGCTTAGCAAGCCGGTAAACAAACCTCTCACTTCAAAACCTGTTACTGCTACTGAAAAGCCTGCAAAGATCGGTCGTGCTTCCGATGAATACAAAAATGGTATGCTTCAGGCACTCCGCACCAATTTCCGTCAGGTATCTAATATTTTACAGGAAGGTGTTGATGCAGACGGTGGCTACCTTGTTCCGGAGGAATATGACAGTCGTCTGATTGATGTTCTTACCGAAGAAAATATCATGAGAAGTCTTGGACACACCATCACAACGTCCGGTGAGCATAAGATCAACATCGCTGCTACGAAACCCGCAGCTGCATGGATTGAAGAAGGCGGTGCTCTTCAGTTTTCTGATGCAACCTTCAGTCAGATCCTTTTGGATGCACACAAGCTCCATGTAGCTATCAAGGTAACTGAGGAACTTCTCTATGATAATGCCTTCGGTCTTGATAATTACATCATCGATCAGTTTGGTAAGGCTTTAGCAAATGCTGAAGAGGATGCATTCCTCAATGGAGACGGTTCCGGTAAACCGACAGGACTTTTTGCTGCAACTGGTGGTGGTACGGTAGCCGGTACACTTTCTGCTGCGATCAAATCTGATGATATGCTTGATCTGGTATATGCTCTTAAGCGTCCGTATCGTAAGAATGCAAGTTTCATCATGAATGATAAAACACTGGCTCAGCTTCGCAAACTGAAGGATAACAATGGTGCCTACATCTGGCAGCCATCTTATCAGGCCGGTGAACCGGATAAGGTCCTTGGCTATGCCGTTCACACCTCTGCATATGCACCGGAGAACGCCATCGCATTTGGTGATTATAGTTACTACAACATCGGCGATCGTGGTACTCGCTCCTTCAAGCAGCTCACTGAGCTCTTTGCAGGCAACGGTATGATTGGCTATGTGGCAAAGGAACGTGTCGATGGCAAGCTGATTCTTCCGGAAGCAGTACAGATTTTGAAACTCAATGGTTCTTCTAAGGGCTAAGCATGAAAGGTAGCGTCGTCCTCTTTCGATGTCGCTGCCACCTTTTCAAGATTGGAGGCGATAACGATGATTATCACTTTAGAAGAAATGAAACAGTATCTACGAGTGGATTTTGACGATGACGATTCCCTCATTGAAACACTCATCACATCGGCTACACGCCTCTGCATGGATATCACAAGACAGGATCAGGATGCCTTTGAAGAAAGTGAAAATGCAAAGCCTGCTATCTATTACGCTGTCGCCTATTTTTACGAGCACCGTGAAGAAGCAGACCATCATGCTCTGACACTGACTTTACGCTCTCTTCTCTTCGGTTCCAGAAAGGAGGCCTTCTGATGAATATTGAGCTACTCAATGTCCGCATTTATATTCAGAAGAATGAAGTCATCTCTGATGCAATCGGAAATCGAAGGAACGTTTGGAAAGATTACTACACCTGCTATGCCACCGTTAGTGCAGAAGCTGGGAAGGAATCCACCGATGCCGGTCTTGTGGTAGACGATTCAAAGGTTGATTTCACAATCCGTTACTGCAAGAAAGTGGCTATTCTCACCTCTACTGGATATCGGATACAGTTTGGAAATGAACTATATGATATTTTGGCAGTAGACCATATGAATTTTAAACGAAAATGTATCAAGCTCTCCTGCCAGAAAGTGAGGCGATGACATGGCCCAGAAAGTAAAAGTTGACAGTCTTGCCGATGCCGTAATGAAGGAATTGACAGAATATGCGGACCTCGCAACAGTAGATATGAAAGCCGCTGTCAAAAAAGCAGGTAATACAGTTAAAAAGCAAATTCAAAGTACTTCTCCCAAAGATACCGGAGCCTACAGCAAGAGTTGGTCTGTGAAGAACACCAAGGAAACTTCCCAATCGCTAGAGGTCACTGTGTATTCCAGAAATCGCTATCAGCTAGCTCACCTTCTTGAATTTGGTCATGCCAAACGTGGCGGTGGTCGTGTGGCCGGTCGTTCTCATATCGCTCCTGCAGAAGAAGTTGGTATCAAAGAACTGGAATCTGAGATTGAGAGGTGCCTGAAAAATGGATAGATTACTGAAAATCCTATCGGAGATGGCTCTTCCCTTTGCCTATGACCACTTTGCTGAGGGAGAATCACCAAATCCACCATTTATCTGCTACCTGCTTCCGGGAAGCGACAACTTCTCCGCAGATGGCCGCGTCTATTACAAAATCAATGAGGTCCATATTGAACTCTACTGTGATAGTAAGGACCCGGCATTGGAAGCAACACTAGAAGCTGTGCTTGATGAGCACGGCATTTTTTATAACAAAACAGAGGTCTGGATTGAGAGCGAGAAGCTCTATGAAGTCCTCTATACATTTGAAATGGAGGTTTAATCAACATGGGTAATAAAGTCAAATATAACCTGAAAAATGTTCATGCCGCCAAGCTGACTCGTGGCGAGGATGGTGCCTTTACCTACGCCAAACCGAAAGCTATCCCCGGAGCAGTCAGCATCAGCTTAGATGCGGAGGGTGACAGTTCTCCGTTCTATGCCGACGGTATTGTATATTTCCGTTCCACTGCAAACAACGGTTACAGCGGTGATTTGGAAATTGCACTCATTCCAGAATGGTTCCGTACAGAAATTCTAAAGGAAGAACTGGACACAAATGGTGTGCTCATTGAAAACGCAAGCATCACTGAACTTGAAAAGTTCGCATTGCTCTTCGAGTTTGATGGCGATGTCAGAAGCATTCGTCATGTGCTATACAACTGCACTTCCTCTCGTCCGTCCATTGAATCTGAGACCAAAGAGGATACCATCGAGCCAGGTAAAGAAAAGCTCACGCTTACTGCTGACCCTAGAGAAGATGGCCTTGTAAAGAGCCGTACCGGTGATGAGACTGACGCAGAAACCTACAAGAACTGGTATCAGCAGGTCTATGTGCCTGTACCTAAGACAGAAGGATAAGGAGGACGTAATACATGTTAGAAAAAACAATCGCTATCGGTGATAAGCAGGTCAAATTCCGTTCCTCCGCTACTATTCCCAGACTCTACCGTGCAAAATTCAAGCGTGATATCTTCAAAGACCTCTCACGCCTTGAATCATCCTATAAGGGTAACTCTGATGATGGTTCATCCTTTGAGATCGAGGACTTGGAGATTTTTGAAAATGTAGCCTATATCATGGCCTACCATGCAGACCATAGTATTCCGGCAACCATTGAGGAATGGCTGGATGAATTCGAGATGTTCTCCATCTATGAGGTACTTCCTGAAATCCTCGAACTTTGGGGCATGAACCTCCAAACAGAAATCGAATCTAAAAAAAACTTCATCGCAGTAGCCGGGAAATGACCACACCGTTGTTTATCCTGCGTTGCATAGAAATCGGCATCTCTATTCGAGATCTTGATCTTCTGACCATTGGAATGGTGATGGACATCTGGACGGAAAAGGCGAATGACGATGTGAAATACCAGCAAATCGCAACGCAGGAGGACTTCGATAAATTCTAAGGAGGTGACGTACACGTGGCAAACCGAATCAAAGGTATCACTGTTGAAATCGGTGGTGATACGACCGGCCTAGATAAAGCCTTAAAGTCGGTCAATACTTCAATCAAATCCACGCAGTCTGCCCTGAAGGACGTCAACCGCCTCTTGAAGCTGGACCCTTCCAATACGGAGCTACTCTCTCAGAAGCAACGACTCTTAAAAGATGCCATCGGAGCCACAAAAGAAAAGTTGGATTCCCTCAAGGTAGCACAGGAGCAGGCGAAACAACAGCTGGAAAACGGCGAACTCGGTCAGGACAAATATGACGCTCTCCAGCGTGAAATCGTAGAGACCGAGGAAGAATTACGACGCCTGCAGCAGGAAGCTGCCACTACAAGCACTGCGCTTTCTAAAATAGATGTGGCTGGCCAGAAGATGGAGGCCGTTGGTAACTCCATCGCTGGCGCTGGTAAAAAGATGATGGGCGTGACCACCGTAATTGGTGGTGTTGGTGTCGCCGCAGTAAAGACAGCAGCTGACTTTGACTCTGCTATGAGTCAGGTGGCTGCTGTTTCTGGTGCTACGGGTAAGGACTTTGACGACCTTCGTAACAAAGCTCGTGAGATGGGCTCCAAGACCAAGTTCTCTGCTACCGAGGCTGCTGAAGCTATGAACTACATGGCGATGGCTGGATGGAAAACGGAGGATATGCTTGGCGGTATCGAAGGTGTCATGAACTTGGCTGCTGCCTCTGGCGAGGACCTTGCAATCACATCTGACATCGTGACCGATGCCCTTACTGCTTTCGGACTTTCTGCAAAAGACTCCGGTCATTTTGCAGACATCCTCGCTGCAGCATCTTCCAATGCAAATACAAATGTATCCATGATGGGTGAAACCTTCAAATACTGTGCTCCTATCGCTGGTGCGCTTGGTTTCTCTGCTGAGGATACTGCTGAGGCTATCGGTCTTATGGCAAATGCCGGTATCAAATCTTCTCAAGCTGGTACCGCCCTTCGTACTATCATGAATAACCTTGCCGGTGATGTGAAAATCAGTGGTAAGGCCATCGGAGATGTCACTATCGCCACCACCAATGCGGATGGCTCCATGCGTGACCTTTCCGATATTTTGGCAGACTGTCGTACTGCATTCAGCGGTCTTACGGAATCCGAAAAGGCCCAAGCTGCAGAGTCTCTTGTCGGTAAGAATGCCATGTCTGGCTTCCTCGCTCTGATGAATGCTGGCGAGGGCGATATCGAAAAGCTATCCTCTGCCATTGAAAATTGTGACGGTTCTGCAGAAAAGATGGCTATGACCATGCAGGACAATCTTGCCGGTCAGCTCACTATCTTAAAATCACAGCTTCAGGAGCTTGCCATTTCCTTTGGTGATATTCTGATGCCTGCCATCCGTTCTATCGTCTCGAAGCTCCAAGGCTTCGTGGACAAGCTAAACGGCATGGATGAAGGAACCAAAAGGACCATTGTTACCATTGCGCTTTTGGTCGCCTCCATCGGACCGCTACTAATCATCATCGGAACGACCATATTGAAAATTGGTGTGGCGATGCAGGGCTTTGTAAAACTGGCCAATGGCGTCAGCAAATTAAAAGTTGCCATCCAAGGTGGTACCGGTGTCCTCGGTAAGCTGGGCGCTGCACTTGGTGGTGTCTCTGCTCCCGTGTTGGCAGTTGTTGCAGTCATCGCTGTTTTGGTGGCTGCCTTTGTTCATCTTTGGAGGACCAACGAAGGCTTCCGTGATGCCATTATCGGAACATGGAATCGTATCAAAGATACCATTTCCGGCTTCTGTCAAGGAATCGTAGACAGACTAAATGCGCTAGGATTTCAGTTTACAGATATCGTGGATGTACTAAAAACCGTCTGGGATGGATTTTGTCAGATTCTCGCTCCTATCTTTGAAGGAGTGTTTAATCACATCGCCAATATTCTCTCCACTGTGACTGGTGTCATAACCGGTATCCTTGATGTCTTTATCGGCATCTTTACCGGAAACTGGTCCCAAGCATGGACTGGAGTGAAGGAAATCTTCTCTTCCATCTGGAACGGAATCAGCAGCTTCTTCACCAATATCCTGAATGTTATCAAGGGTGTTGCTGACGTTGTCCTCGGCTGGTTTGGCACTAGCTGGAATGAGGTCTGGACCAATATAAAGACCTTCTTTGAAGGAATCTGGAATGGCATCGTCTCCTTCTTCACTGGAATCTGGGAGACCATCAAAAACATCGTCCAGACTGGCATCATGCTGATTGGTTCCATTCTGGAAGCTGCGGTTGATATCATCACTCTCCCATTCCGTTTTATCTGGGAGAACTGTAAAGAAATCATCATCGCAGTCTGGGATGCTATTAAATCCAAGGTGACGACAGTCATCAATGCAGTGGCGTCCGTTATCAGCACCGTGATGAATGCCATCAAGACCGTATTTACTACCGTATGGAATGCGATAAAAACGGTGGTGACCACAGTCGTCAATGCCATCAAATCTGTCGTAACGACAGTATTCAATGCGATAAAGAGCACGGCGACCACAGTGTGGAATGCAGTGAAAACTGCAGTCACGACTCCGGTCAATGCTATCAAGTCGACGGTCACCAGTGTGTTTAATTCCGTAAAGAGCACTGTCACCAGCATCTTTAATGGAATCAAATCGACCGCCACCTCGGTATGGAACGGCATAAAATCTGCTATTACTACTCCTATCGAGGCCGCAAAGAACAAGGTCAAAGGTGTGGTGGATGCCATCAAGGGATTTTTCTCTGGCATGAAGATTTCACTGCCGCATATCAAGCTGCCACACTTTAGAGTATCCGGTAAACTTTCCATTGCTCCACCTTCTGTTCCTCATCTTTCTATCGATTGGTACAAGGAAGGTGGTATCATGACCAGCCCTACCATCTTTGGTATGAACGGTTCTTCCTTGATGGCTGGTGGTGAGGCCGGTGCAGAAGCAATCCTTCCTCTGGCCGGTTTCTACAAGCAGCTGGAAGCGATGATTTCTAGTCATCTCAATACCAGTGCAATGGAAAAATATCTGGCGGTCATCGCAGATAACTCCAGCAAAGGTATCTACCTTGAGGACGGTACACTGGTTGGACACCTGCTCCCGGCAATCGACGGTGAGCTTGGTAAAGCACAAAAATTACAAAGGAGGCTCAGTCTATGACACCTGATATCAAATTAAACGGAGCATCAGTCGCTGGCATGGGCTGGCTCCGAGAAACTATCTCCTTTCCCGTGCCGCAGTCGCAGACCAATACGATTGTGGTGCCGGGAAGGAATTCTCCCATTCGTTATACAGAAGCTCTGGGGCGTGTATCGTATCAGCCTCGGAGCTTTTCTTTGACATTTTCCATGCTGGGAACCAGAACAAAATATGACCAGATGGTTGCTGAAATGGCAAACCGCTATGCCGGTCAACTCGTAAAGGTATCGACCAGCGAAGAACCTGAGCTTTATGCCATCGGAACTTTGGAGATTACTTCTGAATATGACCCTATCTCCGGAAAAGGTCAGCTGGTAATTTCCAGTGAAGATGCCGACTCCTATCGTTACCACGTTGATGAGACGGTTGTTAATCTGACTGGTTCCGGTACTCTTATCATCGAAAATGACTTTATGCCTGTGGTCCCTATTATCACGACCACGGCAGAAACAGCTCTTAGCTGGAGCATCAGCGGCGATACTTTTAGAAAGTCTCTCAGTGCTGGCACTTGGACGCTTCCAGAATTTGAATTACAAGCTGGCAGAAATACCGTCACCATCAAAGGAACCGGTACGACGACCTTCCGCTTCAGGGAGGGCCGCCTATGAGTATCTTTCGTATATATGTTGATGGTCAGCTTTTCTATCATCCGCAGCTTTCTCAGCTTGCTATTACAGAAGCAAAGATGACCGAGGACGCAGAGAACATCGATAGCCTGACACTGTCTGCCCCTTTTAATCATCCCTATCTGGATTCCATCCACCCGATGGCATCCACCATTGTTTGCAAAAAGGGTGACAACACCGTATTTGAAGGCCGTGCTCTAAATGACGGCAGTGATTTTTACAATACGCATACTTGGACCTGTGAGTCGGCTCTGGCCTATCTCAAGGATAGTCAGCAGCCGCCCTTCTCCTATAAGGGGACCCTCAAAGGTCTGTTGGAGTATTTCCTGTCCGTGCACAATAAGGCCGTTGAAGAAAAGAAACGTTTCAAACTGGGGAATATCACAGTCACGGACAACAATGACTATATCAGCTACAGCAATTCTGAGTATTCCTGCACGCTGGATGCCATCAAAAGTAAGCTCATCAATACACATGGCGGCTATTTGATGGTCCGTTACACAGATTCCGGAAAGGTTCTGGATTACCTCGCTGAGTTCAATGTCCATTCTATCCAGACCGTGGAATATGGCAAAAACCTCATGGATGTCAAAATCACCCGTGACCATACGGAGCGAATCGCTGCTCTCATCCCACTTGGGGCAAAGAAAAAGACCACCGATGAAGAAGGAAACGAGGTCGAATCCGATGAACGTATCGACATCACTTCTGTAAACGGTGGTCAAAATTATATCTACGATGATGCCGCTGTAAAAGAAATCGGATGGATATGGACAACAGAAGTCTGGGAAAATGTCACGCTTCCGGGAAACCTGCTCCGCAAAGCCAATGCTCGTCTGGCAGAACTTATCGCCGGTATCACAAGCATGGAGCTGAGCATTGTAGACGAATCAGACACCGGAGCAGATATCGGCAGCATCCACGCCAGACAATTTGTGGACTGCCTGTCTCCGCCTCATGGCATTGATGGGCGCTACGCCTGCATGAGCAAGACCGTAGATTACTTAAATCCTTCTGGCAACACCATCACCATTGGGGCCAGCGGTATCAAGCTTACTACGATTTCCGCAAAGCAAAATGAAAACCTTACAGCCATCGAGGATGAACTGCTCGGTCAGACTGCTACTATTGAGGGTATTTCCGGTAAGGTGGATGGCATCGCTGCTTCTAAGATGTACCGCACGGAGCTCATCGTGGATGGCATCAGCATCTTTAAGGACAAGGGCCAGAATAGTCGTCTTTCCTGCAAGGTGTACTCATGGGATAAGGATATCACTACAACTCTTCCGGATTCTGCTTTTGTCTGGCATAGGAAATCCGGTAATGAAGAGGCGGATGCACAGTGGGATTCCACCCACACTGGAATGAAATCAATCATCATAACCACAGAGGATGTGCAAGATAACGCATCCTTCTACTGTGAAGTATCTGTATAAAGGAGGGCCAGAAAATGCCTACAATCTTAACTTCCAGCCAGCAGACCTTCGTGGACATTACAGACCAACGAAAGCTGTCGGCTTATATCACTTCCAATCTGCCTAAGACGCAGAGTGAAAACCCGAATGTGCTGCCGCACACCTACGCACCAAGCTGGGCCAACACAAATCTTACACTTACGCCGGTCGTTTTCCTTGACCAGACCAATGTTGCACTCAACTCCTCTGGTCTGACTATCACATGGAAACGTAAGGACGGAAGCGGCGCTGAGACAGCACTGAATTCCAATGAGAAAGTTACCGGAGGAATCCTGAAGGTCAACAGCAATGTGCTGGCTGCCTCTTCCACAGGGATGATTACCTACATCTGCTATATCAGCTACTACGATTCCGAGACCAAGAACACGGTCAATATCACATCGGATATTACCTACACTTTGGTGCGCAATGCAGAGAACGCAAAGCTCGCCTATGTGACAGCAGATACCTATGTATTCAAGTACAATGCTTCTTCTGCGCTCGTTGGTGCTTCTCAGGCAACATTGACAGCACAGATTCAGGGTGTCTCCATTTCCAAGTGGCAGTATAAAAACAGCTCTGGTGCATGGGCAGATTATCCGACAACTTCCGACAATACCAGCATCACGGGTGGAACGCTCGTCGTAAAGCCTGCGCACACCGTATTCGTCGATAATGTCGCTCAAATCAAGCTCCTTACAGATGATGCCGATGTCTATGACACCATTTCCATTACCAAAATGTATGACGGCAGCAAAGGCTCTCCGGGGTCTCCGGGTGCAGCAGGAACCGGCGGACTTTCTATCATTCTCGGTAATGAGGCCCAGGCCATTGCGTGCTCCTCTTCTGGTGCAGCAACTGCAGCCCTTGATATCACGATTCCATTTACCGGATATGTTGGCATCACACAGACTGCCTGTACCTGCTCCGTTGGAACACTGCCTTCTGGTATGACCCTGAAGACCAATACTGCGGCAACTGCATCTGCTGCTGGTTCCATCGTTCTTTCTGTTGCAGCCTCTGCTACACTCGGCGGTGCGAATGTTGTCAACGGTACCGTTGATTTGACCTTCACTATCTCTGGAAAAACAGTCGTGAAGAAATTTGCATGGGCGAAGTCCACCAGAGGAAGTAATGGCACCAGTGCTGTTGTTTTCTCCGTTTATGCGCCCAACGGCACTATCGTGATGAACCAGTCCGGAAGCCTGTCACTTGCAACCTCTGCCTATTCTGGAACGACTGCTATCACCAGTGCTACTTATCAGTGGGCAAAATACACTGGTGGCAAATGGACAAATATCTCCGGTGCGACCTCTGCTACCTTGACGGTATCTGGAAGCGACATCGTAAACATTCAGTCCTACCGCTGCACGATGACCTATGGCGGCAAGTCCTATGTGGATGTCATCACAGTTGAAGATAAATCTGACCCGTATGTATCAGAACTTCTTTCTATCGGAGGCTTTACGGTAAAGAACAATCAGGGTGGTGTCTGCCCTTACGTCATCGTCCGCACCAATCAGCAGGAAGTGGATGCGCTGCTCGGCCCTATCAGTGAGACAGCACCTTCCAATCCTGCGACTGGTGCCTTCTGGTATAAAATCAGTCACTCAGCAAAGATCGTCACACTCCAGAAATATTCTGGTAGCGCTTGGGCCGATGCAACAGAAAAGCAGTCTCTGACCTATAACTGGTACGCACAGGATAAGGATGGCAATGCAGCCAACTTTGGTAAGACTGGCAAGGTCATCTATCTCTCCGCTGCCGATATCGACAGCTTGCTGACACTGCAGTGTGATGTTTCCAAGTAGGAGGTGGTCCTATGGCACTTATCACTTCCTGTCAGGCCTCTTTCCAGAATGTTGCCGGATACGAGGATGACATCACAGCCATTCAAGAAAATGTGCGTGAGTGTTATTCGGAGATTTCAAAATCCTCAGAGCAGATTCGTCTCGCTGTCCGTGAAGACTATATCTCACGCTCAGAAATGGCAACTATCCAGCAGGATTTTCAATCTACGATTACTCAAAACAGTAGCGAAATCCGTATGGACTTCTCCACTATCACAGATGAACTGAAGGACAATATTGCTACCAATCAAGAGCTCCTTGAAGAATATATCCGCTTCAAAGGAGCTCTTATTGAGCTTGGCAAGGTCGGAAACGCATTCACTGCCGAGCTCTCCAACAATGAACTGGCCTTCAAAGAGAACGGTCAGAAAATCGCATATATCTCCAATAACAGCTTGGTCATCACCAATGCGGAGGTTCGTAACAAACTATCCCTTGGCAATGAGACCCGAGGATGGTTTGACTTTATCCCAAGAAGTAACGGTAACCTCTCTATCAAATGGAGAGGCCCGGCATCGTAAAGGAGTGATTCATTATGGCTTCCAGCGGAAGTATTACAACCGGCCAGAAAGAAGGCCGCTCTGTTACGCTCTCTTGGACATTGTCCAGTCAGAATATAGCAAACAATACATCAACTATTGCATGGACCCTCAAAGGGTCTGGCTCTGCAAGTGGCTGGGTCATGTCCGGTGGATTTAAGGCTGTCATCAACGGTACTACAGTTTATTCATCGTCCACGGATAGCCGTATCCAGCTGAAAAACGGCACCATTGTTGCCTCCGGCTCTTTGACCATCGCTCATAATTCGGATGGTACAAAATCCTTCAATCTGAGTTGCGAGGCCGGTGTTTATACCTATGCAGTCAGTGTTTCAGCAAGTGGAACGCATACGCTGAATACCATTCCCAGAGCATCCTCGGTAACAGCCACCTCAGTGAATATGGGAAGTGCCACAACGATTACTATCTCAAGGGCTTCTTCCTCCTTCACCCATACGCTGACCTATGCCTTTGGTAATTCCACAGGGACCATCACGACAAAGACCACCTCCACTTCGGTATCATGGACACCAGCTCTCACACTGGCAAATCAGATACCAAGCACGACAAGCGGTACTTGTACGATTACCTGCGATACCTACAATGGCTCATCTAAGATTGGAACCAAAACCTGCACGCTAACTTTGACGGTTCCTTCCTCCGTCAAGCCTACCATCAGCAGTCTGACTGCTACTCGTGTGGATGGCTCTGTCCCTGCCGCTTGGGGTATCTATGTGCAGTCGAAGTCGAAAGCAACGCTAACGATAAATGGCGCTGCCGGAATCTACGGCTCCACTATAAAGTCCTACAGTATCAGTGGTGGCGGCTACTCTGGAACACAGAGTTCACTCACGACAGGCTTCCTTAACTCATCCGGAACGATTACCTTCACAGCAACCGTAACGGACTCCAGAGGAAGAACCTCTGCTGCTGCAACCGTGTCGATTTCTGTCGTCGCCTACAGTCCACCTTCTTTTAGTTCCTACAACTCGCAGCGTTGTAACAGCGGAGGCACACTCACCGATGATGGAACCTACATCAAAGGAACGGTATCCTACAGCTTTGCTTCCTGCAGTTCCAAGAATACAGTGACTCGCTCCACCTACTACCGAGTCGCCGGAAGTAGCATGTGGACCAATGCCTCTGCCAGCTTCAATTCCGGTACGGCCTTCACCTTTGGTGGCGGTAAGATTTCCACCGAGACCTCCTATGAGGTCCGCTATGATTTGAAGGATGCATTCTCAACTATCAGCATCACAGACATCGTATCTACAGCGTCGGTAGTCATGGACTTTAAGAGTGGTGGCAAGGGTGTGGCCGTTGGTAAGGTATCTGAAACAGACAACTGCTTTGAGGTATCTGAAAAATGGGATGTAAAGGTCTACGGCAAATTGCTGAAGGATTACATCAAGGAATTCACAGGTGCTCTTTATCCTGTCGGAAGTATCTACATGAGTGTCAAGAACACCAACCCTTCCACTTACTTTGGAGGCACTTGGGTGGCTTGGGGAACTGGCCGTGTTCCAGTCGGCGTGAATGCAAACGACACAAACTTTGCAACAGTAGAAAAAACAGGTGGTGCTTCTACTGTCACACTGACCACAGCGCAGATGCCTTCCCATACACATGCAAAAGGTACGCTGGCAACAGCAAGCGCTGGTGGGCATACCCATGACTTAAAGAACCAGAAAGCCTCATGGGGTACCAGCGGTGGCAATCGTGTCTTAATCGATGCTACTTCCGGCTACTCAGCTGTGAGCAACAAAACAACCACAAGCGCTGGCTCACATTCACATACAATTTCTGGTTCTACTGCTGCTACTGGTTCCGGCAGTGCCCACAGCAATTTGCAGCCCTATATCACATGCTATATGTGGAAAAGGACTGCTTAATTTATATTCGCAGCTATCAGATGGTAGCTGCTTTTCTTATATCTAAT